ATGAGACATGCGTTAATCATCCTCTTCGTCTAGTTGTTTTAAAGTTTCGTCGATCAGCTCACAGGCTTTTTCAAGACCTTCTGCATAACCAACGTTTCGAGAATACGATTGAAAGTCGCTCATGCGACCTTCAACCATATCATTCGCTATCGCCGTCTTTTCGTTCTTCAGGTTGCTTTTGATTTTCTTCAGTAGGTCTGTCACTGTCATCTTTATTCAGCTCCGACTTTCCTTTCATCGAAACCCCTGTTACAAAAACATTTACGACGTTTTGTTCTTCCTCAGACATTAGCTTTTTTTGCCCATGGCTCGTTTCATGCCGTAGCTTTGCTTGCGTCTGGTTTTCATGCTGGCTTTCTTGGTGCTTTCTTTGCCATTCTTCATACCCATGGACTCGTCTTTCTTGTCCTTGTACTTTTGCTTTTTCATACGACCTCCTTTAGAAATTAAAGATGAGACTGCACTTCTGTTAATCATGGCATCACCGGAACTGTTTCTTCATATGAGCCAAGATTCTGTAGAGCTCCAACACCACCGACTCCGTAAATAACTTTCCATAACTCTCCGAGCGTTCCAACTTTTTCTGGTTCACCGAATTTTAAATTACCACTCTCGTCTCTCGTAAGTCTGCCTCTGTCGCTGTAAATAGGTGTGTTTGGGTCTAGAGTTTTCAAATCTGGAAAATTCTCCGGATCCATTTTATATATTTCTGTGAGGTAATTCGATCTACCTTGACCTTCCGCCTCGAGAGCTCTGCTGAAATGACGACCTTCATGACCTTTGATGAATATTGCACCTTGATCTGGGTCGTATCTCGCAACCATCATTGGTATTTGTTTCCATCCGGTGTAAACATCTTTTGTTGTTCTGTTAAATCGATAATCTTCTGGAAGTCGTTCTTTAAAAGCTCGACGATAATAGTCTACTTTAGCTTTGTCGCTTGAAACTTCAAACGGGTCTGTCCCTAGAACATTAATCTCGTAGTCTGGATTGTCTGAATAAAGAGGTGGATTTAATTTGCGGTGAGTCTCCGGAGTGGACAAAACCCATTGCATGTCTTGAATGGTCTGGTATGGATGATCTTCTGGTTTTTGAGCTCTTCTTGCTGAGCTCATGATTGCGTCTGGGTCAAACGTTCGGAAACTGCGGTCGGACTCCCAAACAGGTTCTTTGAGCAATGCACTTATCTGAGCCCCAATCTCTCTCGACTCTTCATCCAAAGTTTCTTTATCAGGTCTGTTTCCCATAGGAGACGTATCAATACGTTCGTCTGGTCTCGCAGCTGCTTGCTTTTTCTTAAAGTTTCTGTTAGACATCGTCAGCAGATCAGAGATTTTATCTACGACTGCCTTTGCTAATTTTGCGCCACCTGCCATATGATTATCCCTCTTTAATGACCGGAGTTATTTAATTTTATCATTGAGGCTATTTAAAAATTTCTTCACAGGTCTGGCAATCGTTTTGGTTAATGGATAAGCCTCTAGACCTGTTAAAATAGCACCAGCACCTGCAACTGCATAATCAACAGGTGTTTCTGCTGATTTCAGATCGCGCTTCACCTCTTCAGCTCCGAAGCCCAAACCCACAGGAGTAAAATCAAGCACCCCAAGAGAATCAACATAACCGGTGGCAGGATTGGGTGATCCGGTAAACCCCTCAGCCATGTCTCGAGCTGTTTGTGGCGTCGAAGCCAGTCCAAGACTTTGTAAATAATTAGCGATAGCATCTCTGGTTTTCATCCTGTAAGTCGGGTCGAAACTTTTCATTTCCCCGTAACTATCCACGGATGGAACTTTTGCCCTCTCAGCCATTTAAAATTCTTTCGTGTACCTAGCCATTATTGAATAATCGTCTGTGTTAGGGTTGTATGTCGCGTTGGCTCCCAATCCGCTTGGCAAATTCATATAAGCATCGTATCCCTCGACAGATCCCCCTGGACCGTACTTAGCTGTGTGGTACGGACTGCTTTCCTTGCCTCGGTAATAATTACCTGACACCCCACCACCAAAGCTGGTTCCGCTTGGCAAAATAACATTGCCACCGATCCTGCCACCACCTTCATTTTCTACAAATCTGGTGTTTCCTTCTTCACCACCCATGCTCGTGGTTCGACCGCCACTAATGCTGATGTCTGGGATAAAAGAAAAAGCACCGAAGTCGATTGGGAGAACTTCTGGCATCTCGCGCATAGCACGCTCGTCAATCATATCTCTGCCTTCACGAGCTGCAGCAACTTTATCGCTCAACGACATTAAAAACTCGCGCATCTCCATCAGACCTGGCCTCCTGACAGCTCGCGCACTAGAATTTCCAGAGTTTCCTTAAAACCTTTGTCGAGTTCTTTTGCAGCTTTGGCAAACTTCTTCGGACTCACTTCTTCGGTTGTGATGCCTCGACGTTCGAGGAAACTTTTTGCTGCACGGATCTCAGCTGCAGCAACTTTTTTAATAGCGGTCTTTTCTGCCATATCACCAAGCCTTACATGACCAGTACCGAGCTTTTGTCTTTGGTCCTGGATTGTCGCAATTGTGACGAGATCGGAAATTAGATCTGCGTCCTGGTTGATTCTTTTTAATCGTCATGTTTGGGTCGCCGAAAGTTACCCGCTTCACTCGGTCGCCATCCTGAACATAAACGACAGACTTCTTTTTCCCGTAACTGGTTTCGCCTTTTCCAATCCTGCGTGGCTTGTTCAAGGTAACTTTTTTTCCTTTGTACGTCGCCATTAAGATTTCCTCGCTTTTGTTTTGGCACGGTCTGAAAGATCTCCAATGTGATACAGATACTTGCTGTTGGGAGTGTGACGAGCACCAGACATTATTCTGCCTTTTGCGTCTTTATGAGTAGCACCTTTGTGCTCAGTGCCGTCTTTAAAAAAATGTTTCACACCTTTAGCCATTTTTCTTTTTACCTTTTAACAAATCTGCATCAGCTTTACGTGCACCACCTTTGCCAGTAGCGAAAGACCTCACCCGACCAATCGCCCAAGACGTTGGAGTTTGTCCTGGTTTGGAACCTGAAGAATAATAAGCTCCCATGCCACGCTTTGCCACTTTGCGGAGTTTGTCTTTTGAGATACCAGACGACTTGCTGTATTTATCAATAGCAGCATTTAAAGAGCTTCCACCTTTAGGAGAGCTTTTTGCTTCTTTTTTCGCTGGCTTTTTTGTAGCTTTTTGTGACATTGGCTGACCTTTTTTTGGCTATGCGTTCCATGTCTGATTTAGTCAGAGTTCCTTCTCGGTACTTTTTTGCAGTGCTTTTAATCTCTGCTTCTTGAGCCTTTGGGTTTTTTGCCCCACGAACATAACGTACGTTCACACCACCTTTGGTCTTTGGCTGAGATTTAAATTTACGACTTGCCACGTTTCTTCACCTTTTTATTGCCTGTGTAACCGGAAGCGTAAATGGCACGAGCTTGGCGTTCAGCCTGCTCTTTGGTTGGGTAAACTTTACCTTTTTTGCCCCACCTGTAACCACCTTCGACTTTCCGGACTGGCATTGGTTAATAGCCTTCGATCTTTGGCCCACCAGCTCCGAGTATTTCGTCCATGACGTTCTGGATGTCGCCAGCTCCGAGCTTGATGACTTTAACTTTCATCTCGCCTTCTTCTGGCATCATTTCTTCTTCCATTTCCTCGTGCTCGTAGTCTTCCTCTTCTTCCATGCCTTCTGGGGCTACCATTTCTTTGTGACAAAGCAACATGAAGTTGACAACTTGCTCATCGGTCAGGTCGAGACCTTCTGAATCAGCTGGGAAACCCATCTGCATCTCGAACATCTCTCTTTGTTCTTCAATACTCGCTACATTAACTTCAGCCATTTTGCTCTCCTATTTCTTCATCTTTTCAAAAACATCATTCATGATCATTTCGAGTGTGTCTTGTGGTAGCGTTGGGAGATATCTTATAACGTCTTCCATTGGCACTCCTGAGTTCGCTGACATTTCTTCCATGATGCTTATCATCTCTGGTTGTTGCATCATCATCTGTAAACTCTCTGGTGTGTATTTGGGTTGTGCTGATTGCATCGCCTGCATTTCTCGGTCTGAAACTTGACCAAGTCCTCCCAAAGCACCTGTGTCTGCATATCCTGGCATCTCTGCTCTCCTTAAATTGTACGAGCAGATTGCTCGGGTTGTGGTTCGGGTTGCTGTGGTTTCACATTACGCATACCACCCAAAAATCCTTCCAGCGCGCCAACGTTACCTCTTCCGAGTCTTTGCTTCAACTCCATCACTTTATTAATAAGGTATTCTTGCATACTCTCTTGCGAGCTCGGGTTAAGGCTTTGGCCAACTTGTTGTTGTGGTCCAGGAGCTCGTTGGTCTGTTTGACCGCTGAAAGCGGCAGGGTTAACAGGCTGCATAGCTCCTTGTTGAATTTGAAATCTTTGCGCGAGCTCATCGATCGATGCCACGTTGTGCCTCCATTTGCATTTTCATCATGTTCTTTTCTCGTTCCAATTGAAGTTCGGCTTGTAGCTTGGCGATCTTCGCTTCAAGGTCAGCTTGTGTTTTGGCTTTTTGAATCTCCAAAGACTGCTGTGCTTTTGCTTGATCGATCTGGATATCAGACTGTGCCCGAGCTTGGTCGGCTTGAATCTGTGCTTGGGTGCGAGCCTGAAGTGCTTGAGCCTCGAGCTGTGCCAGCTGTTGAGCGTACTGCAACTCGCCACCTTGTCCTTGTTGTTGTCCTTGCTGAAGTGAACGTATGGCTTGCATCTGTGGTGCTTGCTGAACGACTTGTGCGGCACGCTGACTGATCAACATGTCCATTCTCGGATCAACATCCTCGAACTCGAACCTTTTATCTCCCAAATCTGGCAGAGCTGGCAACGGAACTCCGATGCTGGCTTCCATTCTGGTTCGGTAAAGCAACGCCACATGTTCCGCAATGTGAGCAATCAGCACTGGTTGCAATGCTTTTGCTCCAGGATTGCCTGCCAACGATGGGTCTTGCATAAATTGCATATGAACCGCAATGTGTGCGTCGTGATCTTGTTCTGGGAATGCTCGGATCGGTTTGCCGTAAAGCACCGACATGTTCTCGTCGATTGGGTCGAGCCTTGGAGCCTCTTCTGGCTTTTTCAAAATCTCGTCAATGTTCGGGATTCGGATCGCCTCATACATTCGCTTGTAGGCTTCGTACATATCGTGAAGCTGTGGAGCGGTTTGTGCCATTTGAAGAATGGCTTGTGCTTGAGCGATGCGTTGTGCGGTGCTGAAGATATTTGGGTCGCTGACTGGGATTACGTCAACACGATCATTAAAATCAGCTGCAAAAATTACTTCGGTCTGGCCAGAAACTGCGAATCTGAACTCCTCTGGTAGATAGAGAGAGTTGAGTTTTGCGAGCATCTTGAACTCTTGACCCTGCGAGTAGTGCAACCGCTTATGAATCGCTGAGAATGATTTCGAACCTTGTTCAATCAGCGCAACCGTAGAGCCAACTGGTGCGTTCGGGTTAACATCCCCAACGTTCAAGTCTGCAGTGCTTGCAAACCTTCGACCAGCGTCAACAATAAAGCCAAGCAATTGGAACAAGGTGCTCGATGGCTCTTTGAACGGTAACGGCATGATAGCCTTGTTCACATCGTCAACAGTCGAGTCTAAATCTATAAACTCTCCTGGATTAACGTCAATCTCGCCACCACTCACTCGACCCTTCAGTTTAAAGCCACCTTGCATGTTTGCAAACGCAGCAGAGTCCAAAAGTGCGCGCAATGCGCCGGTTGCAGCTTTGCCCAATCCACCAATAATGTGATAAAGTCCAAAACCATAGAATCCAACTCCTGGCAAGAACTTATAGCTCACAAACCAATCTCTGCGCTTTTTGTTTTCGTCTCCTTCGTACCAGTTGCGTCGAACTGAAACGATTTTCTGTGAATCGTAATCAATCGTTACCACATAAGGGAACGCCACCATATTGGTGTTGGTTTCGTTTTCATCTTCTTTGGATATCCCGTCGATGCCATCAAAAGTATCGTAAACGTGCATCTCCAAAAGGTTCATGACCTCGTCTTGCTGGTCATCAGCGTATGGATTTACACCCTCGATATCGTCAGTGGTCGAACCAGAAGGGTCAATTCCGTCACCAGAATACTCAACTGGCAAGTACCAGCCAGCCTGAACGTACTTATTAAAGTCGTTGCGCGGAAGCCTGATCAGCTGGGTGTATCTGGGCGATGTGTAAAGGTCTTTGCTTTCCGGAGCGACAACAAAGTCTTCAGCTTTCACGAACTGTGAGCACTGGCGCTCCAAGTTCGCATCCCACCAAACCTTTTTAAATGTCTGTCCGACAAGCGGTAACTGAAACAACATTTGATCCAGATCTGGGAAGTATTCCGGCATTTGCTCGGTGATCTGGTAATTCATGAATTCTCTGACACGTCGTGCTTGGTCTTCAGTCTCTTCGTCAGGATTTCCTACGATGATTGTTTTGACTGGACCACCAGATGGGTAAAGCTCGGCGATGGCTCGAGCATTGAACTGGGTTGCAGCTTCGGCAATCAGCGGATGAACCACTGTGCTCAATCCTCGGCTGGCTCGCTCTTCCTCAGACTCCATTAAACCACCGTCTGGGTCCAGCGTTTTCAACCCTTCCTTATAACGCATCTCCCATTCAGCTCTGGCTGATTTATCGGACTCGAAATAATGAATAAGGTCTGAAGCCTTCCGACCAAGTGTCCTTTCATCAATCACCTCTGCCAAGTTCGCATCGAACGCAACCTCTGGCTCTTGGTCCATTAAATCTAGTGTTGGGTCTCCGATTAAAACATCCTCACCGAACGCTTCAACCTGTAAATCATCTGCGGGAGATCCCTCGGCAAACGGGATCACGTTATCTTCTAGCGGATCAGCCATACATTGTTACCCTCTGTTTGGGCAGTTCAGAATCGTCATCGTCGTAGTCTTGCGAGTGAGTCACAAACCATCCTTTTCGTAATCTCAACCAAGCCTGTGTACAAGTGTCAACTATATCGTCATTTTCCGTGGCTGGAAAGGCTGCACAGATGTCAATTAAGTTTTTAGCCCATTTTTTGTCTGATGGAAAGTAAATTCTTCCGTCTTCAAGCAATGCAGAACTTGCATGTGCGCGTGCTTCTTTGTCTCGGTCAGGTAAATATTCAATCACTGGAACTCCTGCAACCCGTAAATCTTGAATCAAACTCTGGCCAGATGCCTTCTTTTCAATAAGCACTGCGTCTGGTTCGTAGGAATTATACGCTTCTTGAGCTATTCTCCTCAACTCCGGATATGTCACGCGGTCATACCACATATCTAAAACAATCGCATTGGTCTGTCCTCGGCTTTTGAAAACTCCCCAAGTGGTTCTGGCAGAATACGAGGTTTTCTCTTTTGTGCTGAAAGCCGTATCCCAAGATTGTATAACGTATTCAATATCTGGCAGATCTGGTTTATCCCAAGGAACCCACCACTCAGCTCTCAGAATTCCACCACCTTTCGGCATTGGTCTTTGCTGTAACTGGCCAGCAGACGCATAACTGCCCAAAGACCGCTCAAGGTTCTGAAGTGTTGGTTCGTCGATGCGGTCTGGCCACAACAGTTCGCCTTCCTCAGTCCTCGGGTCAGTGAAACCGAGCGAAGAAAAAGTCGGTGTCGGATGCCCGATCTCGTACCTTGCCGGCAGACAAAGGTGATCCCACTCTTGCCCAAGTTCATTCGCCAGAATGTGTCCG